GTGATGGACTCACCGAAGGGAGCGGAGATGCCATAGGTCGAGGGCCAGGTCACCTCGTAGGCGTAGCCGGCGCGGGAGGCCCCGCCGGGGTGCCATGTCAGGGTGCCGGACTGGCCGAAGAGATCCTCCATGACGGTGGCCCACTCATCGGACCAGAGAAGCGTGAGCGTCAGCGTCCTCGCCCCGACCTTGACCTGACTGCCCTGCGGATTGCAGAGCGTCGGCGTATCCACCGTATCGAAGGCGACCTCGTCGGAGGGCGGCTCGGTGACATGGCAGGAGAGGTCAACCTCGCCGGCCGGCGCGGTGCTTCCTTCCGGCAACCAGGTCAGCGTCTGGATGTCGGAGATGATCGGGGTGACGGCCATTCTGTCCTCCTCTTCCTAGCGGGTGGCCGTGATGGCCGTATCGGCGAAGACATAGTCAACGCCGCCGATGGATCGCTGCGCGTAGTCGGTATCGCCGACGAAGTACCCAGCCGGCACGGCGGCGAGGACGACCTCTACGGCGTCGTGGATCTGCTCGGTCTCCTGCTGGAGGGCCATGCCGACTGACAGTCGGAGGGTCCACTCGACATGGCAGGAGCCGGTCCTCTTCCTCCCCTGCGGCATGACGACGATGCAGGGAGCCACGATCTCCGTCGGCCAGCCGGGGTAGACCGGCGCACCCGCAAGGGTATCGGCGAGGAGCTCGGCGAGGTCGCGATGCGGGAGGCCCATCGTCTAGCCGATGCCGAAGGTCTTGCGCCGGCCGATCAGGAGGGCCTCTATCTCAGGGGTGATCCAGCGACCCGTGAACTGGGAGCCAAGGTCGCTGTTCAGGACGCCGAAGACGACATCCCCGGAGCGGTAGACGCGGCTGGCGACCTGAAGGGCCGCCGTGGCGACGGCCGCCGGCGCAGGGTCGGCGAAGACTTGGCCGCAGTAGGTCTCCACGATGTCGGTCGCCGCCACGCAGGAGGCCAAGAGGTTCTCGTCATTCGGCGACCCGTTGGGCACCTTCAGGGCGTAGCGGAGGGCCTCGACGGTGACGAGGAGGTGAGGGCCGGCCGGCGGAGGCTCGGCAGGGATCGGCTCGGCCCCGGTGATGTCGATCTCGCTGGCGTTGACCTCGACCAGCGTGACGATGTAGCCGCCGAGCGCCGGGACGAGGTCTCCCAGCGTGGCCCGCCGGCGCTCGGCGGCTGGCACCTCCAGCAGGAGCGCTGGGTGCGCCGGATCAGTCGTGGCGTCCACCGTGCCGCCCATGAGGGTATGGGCGTCGATCATGTCGGCGACGGCGTCCACCGGGGCGTCGTTGCCGTCGGTGCCCTTGACATGGCCGAGCGTGCCGGCATGGTCGAACCAGACGACGCCGCCCATGCCGCGCAGGGCTGCCGTATCGGCGAGGACTTCGCCTCCCGGGCCGGCCGTGCCGGCGAGCATGAAGGTGAAGGCGTGGGTGCCAGCGTCGATGTTGAAGGCGGCTCGGGCGCGGGCGAAGGTGCCGCCGTAGCGGTCCACCTCCACGACGCCGGACGATGCCGGCGGCGCGGAGGCGAGCCAGAGCGGCTCCTGATGGCCCGTGCCGTCGTCATCCAGCCACGAGATGCTGGCGACCTGGCCCTGATTCGCGTTGGCGAGCGTGGCGGAGGCGAGGGGCGGCCTCGGCAGGATGACGACGGCGAGGGTGCCTCCCGCCTCCGGCCGAAGCCGGGACGGAATGGCGATCCTGCCATTGCTCTCCAGATATGCCGGGGCCGCCATCTCGGTCCTCCAGATCCCCGCTGCCTAGGCCGACGCGCCGATCTTGACGGCGGCGACGGCTCCGGGCTTGGCGTAGGTCGCGACATAGCCGTAGATGGCGGTCTCGACGCCAAGGATCCCCGGCTCGTCCACCGAGAGGACGAAGGGCTGGTCTCCCGACGGCGCGGCGTAGAACTCCAGCGCATCGCGGATCGGGAGATAGATGATGTTGTCCTCGATGACCTTGGAGATCACGACGGGGAGGCCGAAGAACGGCCCGGGGCCGTTCAGGTCGGAAGTGCCGGAAGCGTTGATCGGCCCCATCGCGGGGAAGATCGGCCGCTTCTGGGCGTCCACCATCTTGGCGATGGTGCCCCATGTCGTCGCGTTCATCAGGGCGAGGTCTGGCCCCTGCTCCTGCTCCCCGTTCATCAGGGTGGCCCACGCCGTGTAGACGGCCGTCGTCAACTTCTCGCCGTCGGGCGTCGCGCCCGTGGCGGTCGGCGTGCCGGCGTACGCCTTCAGGCCCTTGACGGCCGTGGTGCCGTTGCCGGCCCCGGCGAGCTCCGCGTTGAGGAAGTTGCCGTAGGCGGCGACCATGTCGGCGAAGACCCGGCCCCAGTACGGCGTGCGGTCGATGAACTGGCGCGAGATGTTGAGCGCGCCGGCGACGGTGAAGATGTTGACCGGGTCGGCGTCGAACTTGACATCCCGGCTGGCGACCAGCGTCTTCTCGGCGGCCTGATAGCCGATGAGCGAGTGCTGGGTGACCTTGGGCCGGTTGAAGGTCATGCCGGTCTCGGGGAGGCCCAGCCGGGTGTAGGCGGCGAAGACCGGCACCCGGCGCACCAGCGCGGAGACCAGGTCGCCGACGACGGAGGGCGGGAGCGCGCCGGCGGCGACATCCGCCGTGGTCTCCTGCTCCAGCACGGGAGCGTTGCTCTCGCGGATCTCCATGAGGCGGGCCGTGGCGGCGGCGTTGCCGCTCGCGGAGCGGACCTGGAGGACCGCGTACTCGGCGGCGGTGACGGGGCGGCGAGTGATGATAGACGGGACCGCGAGGACCGGGCGGTCGTCGCGCTCCTCGGCTGCCGGCGCGGGCGGCGCGGCGATCTCCAGATTCTCCACGGGTGCTTCCTCCTCTTCTCGCGCCTCTACGGCGGTCGAGTGATATGCCGGCTGGGTCAGGAGACCCGCCTCGGCGATGGCGATGCGGTCGCGGACGATGTGCCGGCGACCATTGCGCTGCTCGATTCGGTCTCCGCCGGCGACAGGGTAGAAGCCGGCACTCGCGCGGAGCGCGCCCATGCGAGCGAGAGCGAGGCCACGGTCGCCTTCCGGCGTCGGGGCCAGAGTGCCGACGAGCCAAGTTGCATCGTCGCGGACCTCCCACTCCCGGCCCATGCCAAGGATGTCGGCCATCGATTCACGCCGATGGGCGTCGCGGATGACGACCTTCGTGGGGTCGGATCCTTCGTGGGCGGATGGCCCGTACTCCTCGGTGAAGGTGCCACGGTCGGCGATCTCGCCGTGCGGCAGGAGGCGGATGGCGATCTCCCGGGAGGCTTCCTCGCGGAGCTCCACGGCCTGTTCGTCGGTCGCGTGGATCATCTCGGGCATTCAGGATCCTCCTGAGACTGGGCGCATTCCCTCGGGGCTGGTCTCGACATCGGGCGGGAGGCCCAGCCTCCGCCGGCCCTCCTCGACGGTGAAGACGCCGCCGGCGATGCCGGCAATGACGGCGTCCAACTGGCCCTTGGGATCGGGACGCAGCCAAGCGTCGAGGTCGGCATAAGCGTTGGTGCCGCGCGGCAGGGCGTCGCTCCAGATGGACTCGATCTTGCGGAAGAGGGGCATCTGGAGGCGCAGGAAGTTGAGCCAGACCTGGTCAACATTCTGGTAGGTCAGGCTGGATCCGCCGATCTCGGCGGCCAGAAGCGTGGGCGGAACCTTGAAGAGGCGGGCGACATCCAGCACGCCCTCCTTGCGGAGGTCGGCAAGGGCCATGTCCACCAGATTCGGGACCACGCCCTCGTACTCGATGCCGCCAGAGAGGACCGCCGGCTCCCGGGTGCCGCTCATGGCGTCGATCCACGCGGCCTTCAGGGCCTTGGCCTCGACGGCGTCGAGAGTCAACGGGTGCTTCAGGATGGCCGTGACGAGGCCGCCGTCGGTGAAGAGCCGGCGCGTGAACTCATGGGAGGCGATCTCGCCGGCGATGCGGAGGCGGGCCAGTTGCACGGGGCCGACGCCATGATCCTCGCCCGGGAGTCGCGCCCAGTAGACATGGCGGATGTCACGGTCGCTGTACTCGGTGCCCTGATAGCGGAAGACGCGGCGGCCTCCGCCGTCGCGGGCGATGTCCACCAGGTCGTTGGGCAGGATCGCGACGGCCTTGGGGAAGCCGTCGTCGCCACGCGCGTACTGGCGGAGGAAGACCTCGCCCCGGAGGCAGTAGGTGAAGGCGAAGTCGTAGAGGAACTCCGTCTGGGTCGCACCCGGGTCGGGCCGTGCCACGATGGGCGGCGTGGGCGCGAGGAGGTCGTTGGGGCCACGGCGTGCGGCGAAGGGCGTGGCGGCAACGGTGCCGGCGATCAGGTCGATGGCGGCGAAGATGGCCGGGACGGAGAGCGCGGAGCGGTCGCCTACCCAGACGGCGTCATACGGGCTGGAGGCCCTTGGCCGGCCCGGGACTACCGATGCTGCCACTTCCTCCCGTAGACGGGCATCCCGCCCCAGTAGCGCATCGATCCAACTCATGCGCGGAGGGTACCAGCCTCGGGCAAGCCCTACCAGACGGCTGGGCGCGGCGGGGCCGGACGGTCGCATAGGGCGACGGCCATCGTGGCCGCGCAGATGGCGTCGATGGCCCCTGCGCTGCGCCGGCGCACGAATCTCCACGCTTCTGCGTCCTCCGACCTGGCCGCCACTCGCGCGGCGGCGTTGAGGACCGGGTCGTTGAGGTGGCGGAGGCGACCGCTCACGACATGGCCTAGGAAGGCGGAACAGGCTTGCCGGAACTCGACGCCGCCGATGGCGACGACGGGGAGGTCTTCGTCGGCCAGCCTCTTCATGGCGGCTGCGATGGCGGATTGCGGGTCGTAGGCGATGGAGGTCTTGGGGTAGGCGGCGAGGAGCCGGCGAACCTCGGCCACGACGGCGGCCTCGTTGACCGGCGTGCCGGTCTCGGGCCAGTCCTTGACGACCTCGACATGGATCCGCTCGGCGTCGTCGTCGCTTACGGCCACGGCGATGCTGCCACGCGACCACGATGGGGCCACATCCACGGCGAAGGACGGCCGCGCGTCTGGAGCTCGGGAGTGAGGATCGCCGCAGGAGTCCCAACTCCCGGGCGGTGCCCATGCCAGCGTCGGGTCGGAGATCCAGCGGTTCAATGTCTCGGAGGCGAAGCGTGCCGGCGTCTGGGACTTGCGCGTCGAGCGCAGGACGCCCATGTCGAGGAGGCCGTCGGCGACGGCTGGGTTGGCGGCGAGGATGCCGGCGTCGTCGTCGGAGGCCGCCTCCCAGACGAAGGCGGCATAGCGGGGATCCTCCTCGGGCCGGCTCACGGCGATGCGGCCACGGTCGTAGAGCCGGCGGAAGAGGACGGCGTGCTCGGTGGAGGCCGTGCCGATGGCGACGAGGAGGCCGTCCTTGGCCGTGCGGATCATCGGCTCGGCGGCTGCCCATGCGTCCTCGTCGCGCTGCTCCTGAACCTCGTCTAGCACGACCAGGT